GGAGTTGGCCGCATTGCGGATCTTCAACAGGCCCGTGGTTGTATCCGCCCACCACTGGTAGGCGTAGGTAGTCGAGGGCTCTGTTGCCCCTGAGTGGTTCGTGAAAACTGCAGCCAGCTGACCATTGATGTCTGAACGCACCGCACTTCCGGTGCCATTACTTACAACACCGTCCGCTTGGGGAGCCACAGCGTCAGAGGCATATCACGTCATTCAAGTTTAACCAGCCTTCCCATAACCAGTCGCACTCCATGTGAACTGCCGCGTCACACTGCTACCGCTGGAATTGAAGAAGCTGATCGTGAAGCCGTTGCCGGTAACCGAGGACACTTGGAAGTAGTCACCGGCCTGCATGTTCTGCGCTGTCACACCAACGCTGGGTAAGTACGCATTTAGGCCGCCGATGCTGGCTGTGCCTGTGAAGAAGGCATTGGGGAAGGTGACAGTGGTGGAGCTGCTGCCGCTGATGGCCGCGTTGCTTTGCTCAGTGCGGCGCTGCATGGTGGCGAGGTAGCCCAGCTCATCCACCAGGATGTTTTGCGACACGTCAGCACTGGTGAGAGTGGTGCGGAACTGAAAGCCTCGGCCACGGAAGGTGCCATTGACGAACGGCTGCCAGCTGCCCCAGGTCGGACTGCTGCTGGGGTTGTCGGTGGTGCTGCGCAGTTCCAGTGTGGCGTTAACCAAGTCGATCACGCCGCCGTCCCAATCGCTCCACGTGTCCACATCCTCCAAGCGGCTGTCGATCAGGTTGCTGGGCAGATAGCCACGTGTGACGAAGTAACGGCTGAAGTCAACGGAGAAGGTGTTGCCAAAATCAACGGTGGTTGCAAATTGGTAGGTGCCCGACGGCTGCACGTCTCCCATCACGTCAAAGCTGACCAAAGCGTCAACGTCAGGCACGCTGTCGAGCAGGCTGGTGCCGTCAAGGGTGAGGGCGTCGAACTCATCGCTATAGAAGACGTTGGTGCGCGTGCCTTGGAAGGGTGGCGCGTCTTGGTCTTCGCGCCGGTTGATCAGCGTGAGCGGTGCCAGCGTGTCGGGCAGGTCGATGATGATGCTGGTCTCGCTGGCGCTTTGACGGCCGCCGTCGTCCTCAAACTTGACCAGCACCTCCCCTTCCACCAGCGGGATGATTGCTTCGGTGGCGCTGCCTGCTTTGGCGGGGATCAGGTCAACGCTGTTGCTCCAGCTGGCGCTGCCGTCGGTGAGGTTGCTGTGGCGGATGTGGATCTTTCCGCCAACCTTCACGTCAAGGTCAACCGTCTCATCCCAGCGCAGGCGGCCGGAGTTGGCGTTGATGGCCTCAAAGCTCAGGTTCTGGACATTGCCCGGTACAGCGGTTTTGCCGACGAGGGCGAACTGCGCAACAGCAATAGAGCTGCCCTTGTTGACGTAGTTGTAAGCCTGAATTTGGACGTAAAGCGTGCCCGGCCGTGTGTTGGTGATCTTGATCGAAGGTGAGGTTGTATTGGCCTGACTCCAGTTGTCGTTGTCGATCCGGTATTTGACGCGGAACTCAGCAACGCGATCCCTTGGGCTGATCCAGCTAAGGGTGAAGCCCGAAAAGACGCTCTGCCCATCTTGATAAAGGTATTCAGTGCCGCTAATACTGCTGACGGGATCAGGTGGGTCAGTCAGATTGCTGATGTCCCGCGTCGTCAGCTGAATATCAGACTCAATCGCCGCGTAGATGCTGCTGTTGTATTGCAGGGCGGTGACACCGTAAATGCCATCCTCAGTCTCAACAACATTCAGGACGCGATATTGCTGCGCTTCGATGTCGTTGGTTTGAATCAGCCAAATTGCATTGTTGTTCGGTGCAATGCTAAACGGGTTGCCAACGGTAATGGTGCGGCCAGAGATTGACTGAATAGGGCGCAACTCGGCAATGCCAGTCGGAAGGATGACTGAAATGGTTGGATTGTTTGCCTGGTTGACGCTGAGGTCAGTGGTTGAATCAACAGTGATTGCTGAAGTGGTGGCACTGCTAACGCGACCGCTGCGGCGGGTGCCGGCTTTCATCGGGTCGGCCACATCGACAACAGTGCCTGGCCGCAGGACAATGCCCGAATCTATGGAGACAGAGAAGGTGACGGTTTCGGTCAGGTTCTGCTCGCTCAATAACGCCCACTTACCAGCGCGGTGCGCTTGACCTTGGCTGTAACAGCCGAGCGCTTTAATGTCTTTGTTGATGATGCCGTATTTAGCAACAGCGTCAGAATCTTCTACGTATTCGTATTCGACTTCGCCCAAGGTGTCGTAGGACTGCCAGGCGACGGTGGCGGTGGTATGGCGTGCTTTTTGCGATGTGCCGCTATAGACAAATAGACCATCAACCACATTGCTTGGGCCTAAGAGGTATTGCGAATCAGCGGGCTTATCCTGCTGGAGGACAAGCGAACCGGCGCCGTAGTAAGCAATGCCGCGGAATAGGCTGGTCATCTCTTGGATGACGTTGTAAACCTCGTCACGGCTGTTGATCAGCAGGTTGCAGGAGAAGCGCGGTTCAAAACCACCTTTGCCATCACTTACAAGCGTGTTGCAGTATTGGCTAATGGCATAAAAGTCATAGCGGTCCAGGCTGCTAGCAGGAATGGATGCGCCATACCGCGTATTGGTGAGAAGATCCCACAAGCACCAAGCAGGGTCGTTACACCACTGTGCCGCGCCAAAGGTGCCATCCCAGACGCCGGAGTAAGTTACGCGCCCAAAATAGTTAGTGGTATCAACAGTGGCGTTACTCGGCAGCTGGACCTTAAGGCCACGCACCAAATACTTACGGCTGGGAATTGAATCAAACTGGCGCGAGTCAAAGCGAAGGAAGGCTAATGCGCTGTTTGGGTATCTCAGCTTTTCATCAATGATCGACGTGTAACTGAACCAATAAGTCTGGTTCTGCCGCTTGGTGCTGCTTTCATCTGCGCTAACACGAATGACTTTCACGTCTACGGGGAAAGCACCCGTAAGCGGAATCATGTAATCACGTTGATAGCGGTTGCTGGTCTTGCCGCTAATCGTGTCATCGACGACAGTGGTGTAACCACCCGAGTTGTATTGAACCTGAATGCGAACCTGAACGCTGTTTCCAACAATATCGCCATCATCTTCAATGATCTGCAGAGAAGGGACCTGCAGGGTTACGCGAACCCGATCAACATCCGAGTCCGTAATTGTGCGAACAACTGGCGTTGTGTTTAGAACTTCAACGTTGACCGCGTTCTCGCTTTCAGTGCCAACTGCATTGCTGATGTAACTTTGCGCTTGAGTGCCAGTGCGCGTGACAACGGTATAGCCCTCAAAGTTAGGGTTATTGGACGCATCCCGAACAGGTGTGCCTTCTAGGTAAATTCCCTGTTCACCGTTCTCAATGCCTTCAATTTCGCCTTCACAAAGAAGGTCTAAAACGTTTGCATATTGAACTGACTGCAGCGAATCATCAGCCTCTGTAGGTGTGCGGCTTGAGCCACCACCGCCGCCACCGCCCCCTTTGCCGCCGCCACCGCCGCCGCCACCACCGCCAGCACCAATGATCCGTGTCATGTCAGTTGATCAACGTCGAGGCCGCTAGAGATAACGGCCGAACCAACAAAGCAACGGCCAAAACAGATAGGGACCGGGAGGCCTTGTTTGCCAGTGTTGACGATGCCTGAGAAGGTGAACGACTCAAACTTGGCAGCATCACGCCCGCGCTCTGTGGTGGCAGTGGATTGGACAGGTGCGGGTGAAATGGCTTGAGCAACACCACCAAGCACCAAGGCTGCACCCATACCGCTGAGGGCAACGCCCAACGTTGTCAACGCTCCTGCTGTTCCAGCTGTTGCGGCTGTTGCACCAAAGAGGCTGGTGGCACCAAACAAACCAGCGCCTGGCAGCAGAAACGAGAGGGCAATAAGGCCAACCCCAATTCCAATCTGTCCGCCAACACCACCTGCGCCTGCAATTACCGGGGTGATGCTAAAGACTTCACGCTCACTCCATGGGCAAAGAAATAAGCCGGCATTTTGTTCGCTAATTTTGTCTTTGCCAATAGAAACGCGGTACATCACGCCATCTTTTTCGCTGTCAATTAACCACTTTTCAAGGCCAGGAAAATTGACGCAAAGTGCCTTCAACGCTTGCGCTGGCGTATCTGCTTCAAATTCAAACCGGCACTGCCCCAGCTTTTTGCGGAGTGCGCCGTAGACCTTAACGACTTTCATGCCGCAGGACCCTGGCGGTGCTCTTCAAATAATACCCACCA